TTTCTTTAGATTATAGGGCAATGGATCTTGATGATAAGACTATTGATGAAGAAAGCAGAACTGTTAGAGTGGGTGTTTCAAGTGAAGAACCTGTAAAAAGACAGTTTGGAATGGAAGTAATGGATCATACTAAAGAGAATATGAACCTAGAATTTTTAAACTCTGGTCGTGCGCCACTATTATTAGATCACGATATGGAAAAGCAGATTGGAGTTGTCGAATCAGTTGAACTTGATGAAAATGCTCGAAGATTAAGAGCATCTGTTCGCTTTGGAAAAGGTGAGCAGGCTTCTGAAGTGTTCAATGATGTTGTTGATGGGATTAGGCAAAACATTAGTGTTGGCTATCGTGTTGACAAAAAAGTAGAACGTGAGGATGATCCAGAAGATTATTATCGTGTCGCTACTACTCCAATGGAAATTAGTATAGTGTCAATCCCTGCAGATCAGTCAAGTCTTGTTGGTGTTGGTCGTTCTAGTTCCGAAACATTAAAATCAACCATTCAGATAAAGGAGAAAGATATGTCTGAAAAAATCGATCTTGATGCAGTAAGGGCAGAAGCAGCCAAATCAGCATCAAAAAATGCTAAAGAAATAATGACTTTAGCAAGAAAGCATAACAAAGCCGATCTCGGTGAAGATGCTTTAAGTCGTGGAATTGACATTTCAGAGTTCAGAGGTGAGCTTTTAGATGTTATTGGAAACGATAAGCCACTTGACACTCCAGTAACTGTAATTGAGCAGTCTGCTAAAGAAAAAAGAACTTATTCTTTAGGAAGAATGATACAAGCGCAAGTAACTGGTGACTGGAAAGATGCAGGTTATGAGAGGGAACTTTCAGACGAAATAACAAAGAGAACTGGCAAGCAGTCTCAAGGAATGTATGTTCCAGACTTTGCTTGGAGATCTGGTGTTATGACAACTGCAGCAACTGGTGCAATCGCAGGTGAGAATGTAACAGATCAGTTTGTTCCAACAATCCAAAGAGGTGACTTGTTCATCGAAGCATTAAGAGCAAAGCAAGTAATGGCTAATTTAGGTGTTACTTATCTTGGTGGACTAACAAATAGAGTTAGAATGCCAAAGATTGCGACTGGTGCAGCAGCAGGATTTGTGGAAGAAGCAGGTGATGTTTCAGATCAAAGTCCAACAGATGCAGGTGTAACATTACAGCCTAGAACATTAGGTGCATTCGCAACTATGTCAAGATTGTTAATGTTAGAAAGTGTTCCTGCAATCGAGCAGATAGTTCAAGACGATCTACTAAGATCAATTGCTGATAAGATTGAATATTATGCAATTCAAGGTTCTGGTTCATCTGGACAACCAACAGGCATTCTAAATGATGCAAACGTCAATAATTTAGATATATCTGCAGGTACAGATGTTGCAGCACTAACTTGGGCAGACCTAACAGACCTAGTGAAGCTAGTCGAGGAAGATAATGGAGTTGTAAATGCAGCAACATTAGGTTTCTTAACTAATCCAAAGGTTAAGGCGAAAATGGCAAACACAGTAAAAGTTGCAACAACTGATAGTGTGATGTTATTGAATGATCCTTGGAATGCCATTTATGGATACAAGGCTGAATTCACAAATAACGTGCCATCAGACCTAGATCCGGGTGATGGTGGATCAGATGCATCAGCAATGATATTTGGTGACTTCTCACAGTTAATGGTGGGATTATTTGGCGCACCATCAATCATAGTTGATCCATATTCTGGTTCAAAATCTGGTGATGTTCAGATAAGTGTTATGCAAGAAGTTGACGTTGCATTAAGAAATGCAATATCATTTGCTAAAACAGATGAAATATCAACTGCTTAATTAGCATTAATATTAGGGGGTGGTCTTAGGATCACTCCCATTATATATTGTGAGGTATTATGAAAGTTAAAATTTTAGATAAATGTTACACAGGTACACAAGGCAATATGCATAAAGGCGAAGAGCATGATTTAGATGATCGTATTGCAAATAAATTAATTGCAAGAGGTTATGCTGAAGAAGCGAAAGAAAAGAAGAAAAAGAAAAGTTTTATTAACAGAGCAGTTAAGGCATTAGACACACCAGAGGATGAGTAATGGCAGTTGAAAGTGCAGCAGATCGATTAATATTCTTAGATGTAGATGATTTTGGAACTACTGCAAGTTATACTGTTCAAGGTGGTTCACCTGTTGATATTAGTGGTATATTTGATAACGAATTTATAGAGGTGGATGCAGGTGGTACTGTTGGAGTGGCAATACAGCAACCTAGATTTTTATGTAGAACTAGCGATGTATCTAGCGCTAGTGAGGGTGATGCAATAACAATTTTAGGTGTTGCTTATACAATTAGGATTGTTCAAGATGATGGAACAGGAATGACAACTTTAGTATTAGAGAAGAATTAATGGCACACGTTAGAAAACAAATAAGAGATGCTATAATTACTGCTTTAACAGGGTTATCAACTACTGGTTCAAATGTTTTTAGGTCAAGAATATATCCATTAGAAAGTAATAAAATACCGGGATTATGTGTTTTTAGTAAAACAGAAGATGTAACTTTTGATACATTAACAAGACCTAGATCGATTAATAGGGTTTTAGAAATTGGTGTTGAAGCATATGTAAAAGCGACAAGCGACTATGACAATACACTTGACACTATTGCAGTAGAAGTTGAAGAAGCTATTGCATCAGATGTTACTTTGGGAAGTCTGGCTAAAGATACTCAAGTGACATCTTTTGAAGCCGAATTTAATGGTGATGGTGAGCAGCCTATTGCCATTGGTCGGTTTACTGTTGAGGTGATTTATAGAACCTTAGAAAATGACGTAGAAACTGCAGCTTAAAAGGAGATAAAAAATGGCAACACACGCAGGATCAGAGGGAACAGTTAAAAGTGGTTCAGATGCAATCGCTCAAATTCGTTCTTATAGTTTAGAGGAAACAGCAGACACTCTTGAAGATACAACAATGGGTGATAGTTCTAGAACATATCTTCCATCACTAAAGACATTTAGTGGTTCTGTGGATGTTTTCTGGGATGAAACAGATACAAATGGACAAGGTTCATTTACTGTTGGTTCATCAGTTACATTAGCAATATATCCAGAGGGTGATACAGCAGGTGACACATATTATTCTGGAAGTGCTATTGTTACAGGAAAAACAATAACAGGATCTTTTGATGGTATGGTTGAAGCAACTTTCACTCTTCAAGGCACAGGCGCACTAACTGAAACAACTGTTTAATAGGTGATTAATGTCATTAGGTGAACAGATAGCAGCTAGACGTGTAAAAGAAAAAAGAACTATTGAAATTCCAGAATGGGGTGAAGATAATGTTCCATTAATTCTTTATGCGAGTGCAATTACTGCAGGTGATATTAATAAGTTGCAGAGAAAGCATAAAAACTTTCTAAATGATATGACTGTAGATGCAATGGTTGATCTTATTATAATGAAAGCTGAAACTAAAGATGGTCAAAAGGCTTTTACATTAGAGGATAAACCATTCTTAATGAAAGAAGAAGTAAACATAATTGCAACCTTATCTGCAAAAATGTTTGGTGAAACTGTTTCTGTTGAGGAGCAGGAAAAAAACTAAAAAGCGATTTGTTAAGGTTTAATTTATTAGCTTTAGCAGATCGCTTACACAAGACAGTTGATGAAGTTGAACATTTAACTTTATCAGAAATAAATGAATGGCATGCATATTTTAAGGTGGTAGAAAATGGCAGATCCAACAAGAATTAAAATTACTGCTCTTGATGCAACCAGAAATGCCTTTAGAAGTGTCACTAGAGGTTTAAGAGGGATAGGTAGTGCTGTATTCAGTCTTAAAACTGGTTTAATTGGATTAGCAGGAATTGGTGGATTTGGTTTATTAGTTAAATCATCTTTAAAAAGTATTGATACTTTAGGGAAAACAGCAAGTAAATTAGGTGTAACAACTAAAGAATTAGGTGCATTAAGATATGCTGCTGAAATATCTGGTATTGAAATTAGAACTGTTGATATGGCAACACAAAGATTTACCAGAAGATTATCTGAAGCAGCTAATGGAACTGGTGAAGCTAAAGGTGCATTAAAAGAACTCGGCATAGATGCAAATAAATTATCTAAATTACCTTTGCAAGAACAAATGCTTCAGTTGTCTAATGCTTTTGGAAATGTAGAAAGTAGTGCAGAACAAGTTAGATTAGCATTTAAACTTTTTGATAGTGAGGGTGTTGCTTTTGTCAATATTCTTAAATTAGGTTCAGATGAATTAAGTAAGTTATTTAAAGAAGCAGATGATTTAGGTGTTCTTTTATCTGGATCAGCAGTTCAAGGTGTTGAAAAAGCTAATGATGCTATCCTAAAACTAAGTAAATTATTTAAAGGAATTACAGATCAAGTAGTTGCAGCTTTAGCTCCTGCCTTAGAATATTTAGCTACAATTCTAAAAGATAAAATATTAGATACTATTAAAGGTTCTAATGAAAATGTTAGTGCTTTTGGAAGAACTTTAGCAGGAGAGTTTTTACAATCATTGAAAAATGTTGTTGTTGCTTTACAAGGTTTTTTAAATGGAATGGTAAAAGTTATAAATGCGATTATGACTTTCTCACCTTTTACAAGAGATATTTTTAAAAACTTCGACCAATTAAAAGAAATTAATATCGATTTTACTAAAATGGATGAATTAATTAGAAAAGTTGGAACAAGACAAAAAGATTTAAATATAGACCTAAAAGAAACAACAAAAGAATTAACTTTAATGGGACAAATTTTTCAAGGTGTAGAAAGTGGAGTAAAAAAATACCAAGAAACAACTGATAATTTAACTCAATCTGTAGAAAAATTAACTATCAAAGCATTAGGTGGATTAGAAGATAGTTTATTAGGAATAATAAAAGGCACAGTTTCTGCTAAAGATGCTTTTAGAGATATGGCTAATTCAATTATTAGTGACTTAACAAGAATGTTAATTAAAAAATATATAACAGATCAATTATTTGGTTTTGTTACATCTGCAATTACTGGCACTCCTAGTGCAGCACCAACAGGGAAAGCTATAGGTGGATCTGTTCAAAGAGGTCAAGCATATATGGTAGGTGAAAGAGGAGCAGAGTTATTTGTTCCTAGTAGAAGTGGATCTATAGTGCCTAATGATAAATTAAGTGGTGGTGCAGGTGTTGTTGTTAATCAAACTATTAATCTAAGTACAGGAGTTGCGCAAACAGTTAGAACAGAGGTTTTAGGAATGTTGCCACAAATAGCTGAAGCTGCAAAGGGTGCAGTTTATGATGCTAGACGTAGAGGTGGACAATTCGGATCAGCATTTGGAGCATAAAAGATGGCTATAACATATCCATTAACATTACCTACAATAACAGGAATACAGTCAGTTAATTTTATTGTTAGAAATTCAGTTGGTGCAACACAATCACCTTTCACTTATGAGCAACAAATATTTAAAAATCCCGGTCAAAGGTTTGAAGCTGATATAACATTGCCACCTATGACAAGGGCAAGCGCAGATGTTTGGAATACTTTTTTTATTAAATTATATGGTCAATATGGCACATTTTTATTAGGTGATCCAAATGCTGCAACACCTAGAGGAACTGCTTCAAGTTCTCCCGGGACACCTGTAGTCAATGGTGCAAGTCAAACTAGCAACACTCTTAATATTGATGGGGTTCCTGTAAGTCAAACTGGTTATCTAAAAGCAGGTGATTATATTCAATTAGGATCTGGTAGTAGTGCAAGACTATATAAAATTTTAGATGATGCTGATAGTAATGGATCTGGTGAAGTTGAATTAACTATTTATCCAGATTTAAGATCATCACCATCAGATGATGCGACAGTTGTGGTATCTAATGCAGTTGGTTTATTTAGATTGACAACTCCAACTCACAACTGGGCAATTAGTATGGATGGATTTTATTCATTATCTTTTGGAGCATCTGAAGCATTATGAGTAGAAATATAACAACTGCTTTTAACAACATTTTAGAAAGCGATAATTTATCACCTTTTTTAGCAGTTGATTTATCTTTTGATGGAGGAAATTTTCTTGCTTGGACAGGTTATGGAAATATTACTTTTTTTAGCACAACTTTCGTTGGTAGTGGGGATTTTCTTAATGTTTCTCAAATAAGTGAAACTGCTGATATTCAAGCTAATGGCATAAACATAACATTATCTGGTATTCCATCAGATTTAATATCAAGTGCATTAAATGAAAATTATCAAGGTAGACCTGCAAAATTATATTTAGGTTTATTGGATGCTAATGGTGCAGTTGTAGCCAATCCATATTTAGTTTTTAGTGGTCGAATGGACACAATGGGCATAGAAGATAGTGGTGATACAGCAAACATAGGTTTAACTGCTGAAAGTAGATTAATTGATTTGGAAAGAAGCAGAGAAAGAAGATATACATCTGAAGATCAAAAAATAGATTATCCTAATGATAAAGGTTTAGAATTTATTGCTGATTTACAAGATAAAGAAATTGTATGGGGTAGGTAATGGGATTTTTTAAAAATTTTGTTAAAGCCTTGACTAACCCGGCAACATTAGTAGCAGCAATTGCAGCAGTTGCTCTTGCTCCTGCTACTGGTGGAAGTAGTTTAGTTTTATTTGCAAAAGCATATGTAATAACTGCAGCAACAACGGCAGCATTACAAACACTTTCGCCAAAGCCGAAATTACCTAGTTTTTCAGATTTTTCTTCTCAAAGTCAAAATAGAACACAAATGATAAAGCAACCAACTGTTGCCAGAAGAATGATTTATGGTGAAACAAGGGTTTCTGGTGTTCTAGGTTTTGCAGAAAGTACAGATGATGATAAATATCTTCATTTAGTTATTCTTATGGCATCACATGAAGTTAATTCTATTGGGCAAGTATATATAAATGATACTGCAATTACATTAGATGGAAGTGGTAACTGTACTGCTCCTGCACAATATGCAAATCTAATAAGAATTAATAAACATTTAGGTTCACCAACTCAATCAGCAGATACAGATTTAATTGCAGAAAGTGATGGTAAATGGACAAGCAATCATAAACTTAGTGGGATTGCTTATGTTTATGCACGATTAGAATTTGATGCAGATGCATTTCCTAATGGATTACCAAATATATCAGCTATAGTTCAAGGGAAAAAGTTATATGATCCTAGAACATCAACAACTGTATATTCAACAAATCCTGCATTAGCGATTAGAGATTATTTAACTGATAGTATTTATGGGTTTAATGCTTCATCTGATGAAATAGATGATACATCTTTTACAACTGCAGCTAATATATGTGATGAAAGTGTTACTTTATCTGGTGGTGGAACAGAAAGCCGATATACAATCAATGGAACATTTGAAAGCAATGGTAGTCCAAAACAAATATTAGAAAATCTTTTAACTGCTATGGGTGGTTCAGTTATCTTTTCTAATGGTACATTTAAAACAAAAGCAGCTAAATATGTAACACCAACAGTTACTTTAGATGAGGGTGATTTAAGGGGATCTATTGCATTACAATCAAGAAGATCAAGAAGAGATAATTTTAATGCAGTTAAAGGTGTTTTTACATCACCAGATAATAATTATATAGCTGCAGATTATCCTGCATTTACATCAACAACTTTCGAGAATGAAGATAATGGAGATCAAGTCTTTTTAGATTTAGATTTACCTTACACAACTTCCTCACCTATGGCACAAAGATTAGCCAAAATAGCTTTATTTAGAAACAGGCAACAAGTGACATTAGATATGCCTTGCAAGCTAAAAGCATTTCAGTTGAATGTTGGTGATACAGTTTCAATAGATAACACTAGATTTGGTTTTAGTTCTAAGGTTTTTGAAGTTGCAGAATGGAATATTGCATTTGAAAATGATGGGAATGGTGTTCCTATTATGGGTGTTGATTTAGTTCTAAGGGAATTAAATAGCGAGGTTTATAATTGGAATGCAGAAGAAAAACTATTTCAACAAGATAATACAACATTGCCAGATCCATTTGTGGTTGCACAACCTGTTATATCAACAACTGATGAATTAAGGGTTCTTAATCAAGAAGCTATATCTGTTTTAATTGTGAATGCATCTAGTACAAATCCACAAGTGATTGACTTTGAGGTTCAAGCAAAAAAATCAACTGATACAAATTATGTTAATTTAGGTAAATCAAGTGCTAATTTATTTGAATTTGTAAATGTTGAAGATAATGCAATTTATGACATTAGAGCAAGAAGTATAACAAGATTAAGTCGTTCTGCTTATGTAACAGAACAGCATCAAGTGGTTGGAAAGACTGCTCCACCTCAAGATGTTTCTGATTTTAGTGTAAATATAATTAATACTGAAGCGCATTTAAGTTGGACACCTGTAACTGATTTAGATTTATCTCATTATCATATT